GGCGAGTGGGACCACAAGTTCACCCCCGCGCGGCCCTACAACCAGTTCGTCATGTACAAGTCGATGACCCACACGGGTCAGATGGTTGCGCAGCAGCTGAACTCCTCCCTGGTGGTGGAGATCGCCTGACGCGCAAGGGGACCAGTTCACCCGTCCCAACCCCCACCACCCCACTGGACTGGTCCCCGCTTTCAGTCACCAAAACAGGAGAACCGAAGATGGCGAAGAAAAAGGGCAAAAGCAAAGGCAGGGGGTACTGATGCCCTCCGTATCCAAGGCACAGTCCCGCCTGATGCACGGCGTCGCATCCGGCGACATCAAGGGCTCCGGCGTCCCCAAGAAGGTCGCCCGCGAGTTCGTCACGGCCGACAAGGGCAAGAGCCAGGCCAAGCTCCCCGAGCGCAAGCCGGCGCCGAAAGCGAGGCGCTGATGCCGGCCTTTCATCTATTGCGCTGCGCCGTTGCGATCGGCGGCGACGCCGGCAACCAGGTCTGCCGGGACCGCACCCGGCCGATCGTTTTCCCCGAGCTGCCGATATTGCAGTTCATCCACGGCGAGGAGGCGATCACCGATGTCCATGTCGTCGGCCAGTGGAACACGACCAACGACGAGGTCCTGGAGCGGCTGCGGGTGCTCTACGACCCGGAGGTCCTCAAGGAGGTCTTCCCCGGCGCCCGGCCGCGGCTGCCGATGGCCGACGCCACGATCCCGCTTTGCACCCAGCCGGTCTACAAGCCGCGCCCGGTCCTGCCGGACAACCCGGACCCCAGACTGCGCCCGCTCGACCAGTTCACCGGCACCGGGACGCCGGTCCGCGAAGCGCCGCCCCTCGAAGTCGAGACCGAGCCGACCCCGGACGAGATCGCGGCGCACGCTCAGGACGACGACGACCCGGTCCCGGAAGAGGACCTCGGGCTGGCGAGGCCCGACCCCGCCGCCCTGCCGCACATCACGCGGGACATGAAGGGCCGCGGGACCGTCAACCGCCGCACCCCGAACACCCTGCCGGACGTGGCCGCCGGCGGCAGCCACAGCCCGACATACGAGCCCTGAGACATGGCGAAGCAGCTGCGCGACATGCTGACCGACCTGCGTGCCGAGGTCGGTCACTCGACCAACGTTGCGCACGGCGTCAACGATCGCGAAACGCTGATCTATTACCTGAACCGGACCCAAATCCAGCTGTACCAGGACTACGACTGGCCGCAGCTGGTCGTCGACCGCGATGTCCCGATCTATGACGGGCAGCGATATTACGACTACCCGGTCGATCTCGCGTTTGACGACATCAACCACATCTGGGTCTTGATCGACACCGTCTATTGCGAGCTGAGCTACGGGATCGGGCCGGCAGAGTTCACGCAGTGGAACTCGGATGACGGGTTCAAGTCCTGGCCGCCGCGCAAGTGGATGCACAACGCCGACACCAATATGTTCGAGCTTTGGCCAGTCCCGGACACAACCGCCGGCGGTTTTGTCCCCGGTCCTCCGCACGCCGCGATCGTCCGGCTGCGCGGGACCAAGACGATCGTCAAGATGGTGAACGACAGCGACCAGGCGACCCTGCCGGACAACCTGATCGTGCTGTTCAGCGCGGTCGAAATCCTGCAGCGCGACGACGCCAAGGACGCCGCCCTCAAGCTCAACAAGGCCAACGAGGCGATGCGCCGGCACCGGGTCCGGCAGTTCAGCCACAAATCCCGCACGGTGGTGATCGGCGGCGGCGGCGGTGACGCTCAGTCGCGTTCCGCGCGCTATCCGGTGCTGGGCCTCGATTACATCCCGCCAAATTACGGAAGTGGTCCCGGTTCGTGACCCCGCAACAACGATGGAACCAGTCGCCGCGGGGTCGACAAAAGATGCTGGAAGCCAAGGCTCGCTATCGGCAGTCGGCCAAGGGGAAGGCGCACACGCGCGCCTATAAGACCGCGTATCGGGATCGTGAAAACGAACTGGCTCGGGACCGGGCGAAGCAACCGCATACCAGAGTAAAGCTGGCAGTGAAAGCAAAGCTGCGTCGAGCTGCGCTGATCCCGCGTATGCACCATAGCCACCGGGACGAAATCGCAGCGTTCTACGAAGATGCCCGGCTTCTGGGGCTGACGGTTGACCACATCGTTCCGCTTTACGGAGAAACCGTGTTGGGGCTGCACGCACCCCAAAATCTCCAGCTGCTGACGCTTGAAGATAACAGCCGTAAAGGCTGTTCCGATGGCCCATAAAGTCTTCTCGATCGTCGACTTCAAAGCCGGGCTCGACGTTCGCAAAACCCCGCTGACGGCGCCCGGCGGCAGCCTGCGCATCCTCGAAAACGCGGTCCTCAACCAGGGCGGCGAGATCGAGAAGCGGCAGGCTTTTACCTATGTGGCGCAGGTGACCACGGACCCCCCGGCACCGCTGTACATGATCGGTTATATCGGCGCGCTGCAGGTGTTTGGCCCGGCCGGGGGCACGATCGCGATGATCCCCCCGCTGATACCGCACAACATCGTCTACCACCCGCTGATGGTGAGCCAGGTTGTCAAGCGGTATCTCGATGTGGAGCCTTTCGACACGAGATATTTCGTTTGTATGGAGGCCCCGGACGGGCAGAGCTATTGCTCCTATGACGACATCATGGTCTCCGATGCAGCCGGCGCTCTGATCCACGGCACCTACGCGCGCACCTGGAAAAGCAAGGTGTACCGCACCGACGATAAGTATCTGCGCTTTTCCGGGGTCAACAACCCGGCGGTCAACGACCCGGCTTCGGTGAGCAACCCGGGCGCCGGGTTTATCAACCTTTCGATCAACGACCCGGAAGGTGAAGACCCGATCGCGATGGAGATTTACTACAGCGACATGGCGATCTTCGCGCGCCTGCAGACCCAGATATGGAGCCTCGACCCCGACCCGACCAAGGACAGCCTCAAGCAGCTTTTAAGGATCGGCCTGGTATCGCCGCGCTCGGTCCTCCAGTTTGGCACCGGCGATGTCCTGTTTCTCTCCGACAGCGGCGTGCGGTCCCTGAAAGCTCAGGCGCTCAACAACGCGGCTTCGGTCAGCGATGTCGGGTCGGCGATCGATCAGCTGCTGATCCCGGTGATCCGGTCGAACCCGACCGCGGTCGAACAGGCCGACGCGATCGTGCAGCCGATCCAGGGCCGTTACTGGCTGGCGATCGACGACACGATCTATGTGCTCAGCTACTTCCCGGCCGGGCACATTACGGCATGGAGCACCTTCAAGCCCGGCTTTACGGTCAAATGCTTCGCGGTCGTCGGTAACTATCTCTATGTGCTCGACACCCTCAACCGCATCTGGCTGTACGGCGGCGTCGACCGGAACACCTACGACAGCAGCAAAGTCACCGTCCGCACGCCGCACCTGTCCGCCGACAGCCCGACCCAGAACAAGCGGATCAAGTCGATCGACGTGATGTGCCAGGGCCAGTGGAGTGTGCAGGTCGGGATGCTGGCCAACAACACCGATCTCTTCGAGCTGGCCGCGACAGTGCAGGATAATACTTACGGGCTGCAGTCGATCCCGTTTGCCGGCTACGGCACTCATATCGGGTGTCACCTGGAGCACCAGGCGCCGGGGCCGGCGACCCTTGCCTCGCTGCACTTCAACATTGAGGATGGGGTGACGAAATAATGGGCCGGGTCGGTCACTCCCAGGTCGAACGCGAGCCCCTCGCCTACATCGTGCAGCATCTGCGGGCGCGGGACCGGCAGGAAATCTTTGCGCTGCGCTGGACCGATGACGAGGACCAGTTTGTCTCCGAGGTCCTGGCCTGTGCCGGCGACCTTTGGAAGCTCTGGTACTTCGACGACGAGCCGGTGGCGGCGACCGGCATGGTCCCGGTGCGTCCCGGGGTGGTGATCGGCGGCGCCTTTGGGACCGACAAGTGGCGCAAGGTGGTGCGGCCGATCACCCGCTGGGCGCGCGGGTTCATCATCCCGAGCCTGCAGAACGCCAATTACCACCGCATCGAGGCCTATGTGCTGGCCGACAACAGCGACAGTCGTCGCTGGATCGAGATGTTCGGCGGCGAGGTCGAGGCCCTCTTGAAGAGCTTCGGCCGCAACCGCGAAGACTTCCTTTTGTACGTCCTGGATCTGACCCAGGGGAGGACTGACGATGTGCTTTTTCGGCGCCCAAAAGGTCCAAAGCGGACCCAGGATGGTTACCGGCTATCGAGTTGACCCTGAGACCGGCGCGCACATCCCGATCCAGTTCGAGGAGGGCGTCCCGGGCGACTACGCCGGGCGGGGCGCGACGACCGTCGCGCAGTACCAGCAGATGGCGGCGGCTGATCTGAGCGACAAGCAGATCCAGGCGCAGCGCGAGATCGCCGACCAGCAACAGCGTTTCAACGAGAAGCAGGTTAATTTACAGAACGAGCAGACCGAGCAGCAAAAACGCCAGGCCCAGGAACAGGCCGACCGGCAGTCGACTTACGATGCCGGGCGCAACCGGCAGTTCAGCGAGGGGACCAACGCGATCAACAGCGCCTTCGCCCGGTTCACCGGCAACGACAAGGTCTTCGACCAGTACCGCCGGGACTACATGACCAAGGCGATGGACGACATCAACTACCAGCGGAACCAGGCTACCAAGGACCTCGGTTTTCAGCTGGCGCGGCAGGGTCTCTCTTCGTCCCAGGCCGGGGTCAACCAGACGGGTCTTCTGCAGGAG